AAGGTAATCCATCCCAGACGGAATGCAAGCACTAAATCGACTACCATGGAAACAAATGCATGATAAAAACTAATATCGGTATTAGATTTTCTCATGGCCCTATGATCCTGTAAATCCTGTACCCCATTTGTTCTTCCCGTGATTGTGCTAGGGATTGTTCCCTATACGTTCCACGGGGTAAAAAGCAAAGCAATCGCTGTGCTAATCCAACCCACATCGCCCGAGGGGGAGGGGGAAAAATGCCCCCGTCTGCTTCTGTTATAACACCCCACCCCCACATAATTTCAAAATTTCAGACTTTACATAGAACAACATCTTACAAAGACCCCCCTTATGTTTTTTCTGAGCTACCCCACCCCCAAAAATTTTTCATAATTTGCACATCGGTGTTATCCTCGATATGAAAATAGAGGGGTCTCCTATGGAGCTGCTAGAATCAGTTGGATCATTGTGGCCCATTGGGGTATCGTTCATAACATTGGTTATTGTCCTCTCCAAAATGCACGCTGAAATCGATATCTTGAAAGAAAAAGTAAAGACATTATTTGATCTATACAACGACATGCGTTCGAGTAAGAAAGACAAGTGACCGAATGAGTGCCCCTCAGAAACAACCACGTCATAGCAGGCATCTCCTTCTCCAGTTCAAGGGGACCACACTGGCTGAGCTAAAGGAACTTGCATCTATCCATTCCAAAGCGGGTCATCAGATGCAGCAAACCATCCGTGACCGTAGGATCACACACGACCCTGATTCCGGAAACCCTACCGGTGATTTCTCTGAACACTACGCACCTGCTACTCTGGGTCTCATACGAAAAGAAATTTACTACCGTGAGCGATTCGGCGGAACCACGGTCTCGGAAAAATACCCAGAGATTTTCACCGTAAAAGGCCCCAAAAGCCCCCAAGCGATAAAAAAACAGGATAAGAAATTGTTGAAACAATATGATAAGTACCTAGAGACAAAGGATCTGGACGGACCAAAGTTTTATCAGAACGGTTCCTACAAGGACATCACCCGTGTCACCCTGAGCAACGGACTGACCATGCGAGAAGAAAAGTTTTGCTTGGCCTACATTGCCACCGCAGATCCTATTGAAGCATGGATAAAGTCAGGGTATGATCATAGTTATCCAAACTACGATGTCCATGCACGTATGTGGGTCAGGCAACCAAAGATTCAGGAAAGGATCAACGAACTAATGGAAGAAGCAAAGGAAAAGATGCGTTGGAGCGCTGACAAGGTACTGGACAGATTCGACGAAATCTATAAAAGCTCCATGGCAGAACAGGATCACACGAACGCTTCCCGTAGCATGGAACAGATCGCCAAGCATCTTGGTATGTTTATTGACCGGTCAGAGTCCCGGGTCGGCAATCTTGACAGCATGAAGACCGAAGACATCGACACCGACATTTCAAAGCTCGCTGACGTTGTCGGACTCAAGGTTGTCAACGGTGGAAAAGACTAACACTGTGTCTTTGGCATTTCGGTCACACACAGACATCGAGGGCATGGACCTACATGATTTCAAAGATTTCCTCGGAATCTCTTCAACAGTGCCTGTAGTAGGATCACACATACTACAGGAAGACATCCTTTCAGCCGAGGGCCTACGTCTATTGAACGATGCCTTCATTTCCACCAGCATGGCGATCACGGTCTTCGGACAATCACCTGTTTTTCAGAACATCTCCCCCGAGTATAACTTTGCCCGTGGTTTGGTCTATGATCTTTTCATGTCTAATCTGTCGCTCTACAACGAACTCTGCACATTGATCCATCGACAGACCCCTTCTAAACACGAGATAAACTAACTCATCCCCCATACGAACATGATAGCAACAAACGAAACCACAAAAGAAAAACTCCGTGATGTCCTTCTGGAAAAGATGGTATCTCAGTCGAGATCAGACTTTTTCACATTTACAAAGGCAATCGCCCCAATCCTTATCCCCGACTTTGTCGTGGGAAAACACATCGAAGTAATCTGTGACACCCTACAGAAAGTCTCGGAAGGCGAGATCAAACGGCAGATGGTCTTCCTACCACCACGATCATCAAAGTCTCTCCTATGTTCCAAGATCTTTCCAGCATGGCACATGGGTTTACACCCTGCCCATCAGATCCTGTGCGTGTCTCACTCCGACCGTCTCGCCACCGACTTCGGTCGATCAGTCAGGGACATTGTAAATGACCCCCTATTCTCGGTAATCTTCCCCGGTGTATCCCTCAGAAAAGACGTACGGGCCGCAGGCAAATGGGAAACAAACCAGAACGGTGTCTACTTCGCCGCCGGTGTAAAGTCCCAGATCGCTGGACGTGGCGCTCATGTTGCAATCCTTGACGACGTAATGTCCGAGGAAGACGCATTCTCCGAAGCCGGGCGGCGCTATGTAAAAGACTGGTACCCTGCGGGCCTAAGAACCCGCATGATGCCCAACGGCGGAATTATCATCATCAACACCCGGTATCACGAGGACGACATCTGCGGCTGGCTCCTCCGAAACTCGGACGAGGACGACTGGAACGTCCTCAAGATCCCTGCATGGATCGATGAAGAATCCTCAAAAATCCTCAGTCTCCCTGTCGGCTCCTCATATTTTCCCGAATGGAAAACCACAGAATCTCTGAAGCTCGACGAAACCGAGATCAAGAAGTACAATGGCACCCGCTACTGGGAAGCCTTGTACATGCAGAACCCTGTCCCTGCCGAGGGTGGTCTCCTGAAAAAGAGTTGGTTCCAAGAATGGGAACACGACGATCCACCGGAATGTGACTTCATCATCCAGACCTTGGACACCGCATTTTCCACCCGGAGCACGGCAGATAACTCGGTGATTCAGACATGGGGAATCTTCGAGTCTATCGAGGTTGATTCTTCGGGTCAGGAACACCATGTAGGTAACCTGATCCTTCTCTCGAATGTCGTTGGTAAATTCGAATACCCCGAACTCCGGATGATCGCCCAAGATCTTTACTCCGAGCACTCCCCAGACGTGATGATCATTGAAAAGAAAGCCAGCGGTCAATCCCTGATCCAAGACCTGCGACGTGCCGGTCTCCCAATCCGTGAGTACACCCCTGACAAAGACAAGGTCTCAAGGGTCAACGCAATTTCACCCTTGGTCGAAAGCGGAAGAATCTGGATTCCAAAAGAAAAACCATGGGGCGATTCTCTGATACTCGAAGCAGCATCATTCCCCAATGCCGCCCACGATGATCAGGTCGATGCCATGACAATGGCAATCCACTACATGCGAGAATCATGGAGACTTGAGCATCCGTACGATTCATCATATAATCAGGAGGACGAACCCCCGGGACAACCTCGGGGCAATAAGACCTACTGGAATTCAGTAGCTGCTTAGAAACCCAAGGACACCCATGGCACTCCCTAACGACAACATTAACATCCTAGATTTTATTCTCCCAGACGAAATGGATCTAGACGCTATTCCTTTTGAGCCAGCCCCCGAGATTTTTTTCTCGGACAATCTCGCTGAAGAATACCTTGATGAATCCGAGATCGAAAGAATCGGAAGCATTGTCATGGACTCTTACACGTCAGACAAAGAATCCCGGGCTGAATGGGAAAGCATGTTCGAGAAAGGCTTCGAACTCCTTGGTCTCAAACTAAACACAACCTCAGAGCCTTTCGAGGGTGCCTGCACAGCCGTACATCCCCTACTGATCGAGAGCGCCGTCAAGTTCCAGTCAAAGGCTTCCGAGGAACTCTTCCCCCCACAGGGTCCTGTAAAAGCCCAGATCATCGGCAAATCCAATGCTCAAAAAGAAGACCAGTCCGAACGTGTCCAGTCATTCATGAACTTCCAGCTCACCGAAGTAATGCCCGAATACTTTGACGAATTCGAGCGTATGCTTTTCCATCTCCCACTTGTAGGCTCGGCATTCAAGAAAATCTACTACGACCCAGCATCGGAACGCCCTGTCTCCGAGTTCGTCCCCGTTGACCAGTTCTATGTCTCATACAACGCCACGGACCTACGTCGGGCTGACCGATACACCCACGTCATTTACATGACCCCTCACGAACTCCAGAAGCAGATCATGTCCGGGATGTATCGTGACATCGATCTCTCAGAGCCCGGAAACTTCCAGCCATCGACCATGAGCCAGACAATCAACTCAATCATGGGCATCGAATTCAACGCCGAGCACGACAAGCAGTACACCCTGCTAGAACAGCATCTGTACCTCGAACTCGACGATGACGAATTCCCATCACCTTATATTGTCACCATCGAGAAAGACTCTGGTCAGGTCCTCGGCATCCGACGCAACTGGAACGAAAACGATCCCACCCGTGAGAAGAAGATGTACTTCACTCACTACAAATACGTCCCCGGCTTCGGCTTCTACGGTCTCGGCCTGATCCATTTCCTCGGGAACATGACCATGT